GTCGCAGCTCAAGCGCGAGGTGGTGAACCTGAAGCGCTAGAAGACTTCAAGGCTAGCGTGTTTCGCGTTCAATCGTGGCAGTGGTTTCGTGGGGCTACCTCATGACCCCCGCCGAGCGCACCGACCACAAGGAGCGTTCGCCTCACCACGCGCGCGCGATGGGACTGAGCGTGCGCCAGCCGTGGGCGTCGCTGATTGCGAGCGGGCGGAAGACGGTGGAGCTGCGCTCGTGGCAGACCGTGCACCGCGGCACGCTTGTAATCTGCTCGTCGCTCGCAATGTGGCCTGGCACTGACTTTGAGATTGGACCTCGTGGAGTCACGGTCTGCACGGTGGAATTGGTGGACGTGCGTGCAGTGCGAGACGAAGACGCAACGGCGGCTTGCTGCTCATGTGATGGGTTTCGCTTTGCGTGGGTGCTTCGTGCTGCGACTCCGACGGAGCATCTGCCTGTGCGCGGGAGGCTTGGGTTGTGGCCATGGAGCTGACGTTCGAATTGCTCGGGGCCGGGGATTACGAGCGAGCCAAGAAGGTTCTGGATCGAGCCAAACATCCCGGGTTCGTTGGCAGGGAGCTGTTTTTTCGGTGTGCAACCAATGGTGGTTGCATCGTGGCGGTGCGCGCGGGGCAGGATGTGGGTGTGGCGCTGGTGACAAAGGGAAAGTTACAAGCGCTATCGGTTGTGCAAGATGCACAGGGCGGAGGTGTGGGTAGGGCGCTGATGGGCCGGACTCGGCCGAAGTTCGTGAATGCGATCGGCGAGAAGATCGGCTGGTTTGAAAAACTCGGTTACAAATGCGTCGGCGCTCCACGCGTCGGCGCAAACGGCAAACATTCGACGCAGCTGCTGGAACTTGTGGAGCCGGAGAAACTTTCCGGCTCGCCGCCAGCGGCAAAAGATACGCCGACAGAGCCTGCAAAGCCGCCGAATAGACTGACCGCGGACGAGCAGGTCGACCATATCGTCAAGCTGATGGTGACGCGCGAGTGGCGGGCCGGGGCGTCGCACAAGGAATTGGCAAGCGCATGGGGATGCCACCCACGGACCGTGGGTGATCGAGCCATCATCGCGAGCGGCATTCTTGCTCGCACCGGTGGCCCATTGGAGCAGTGGGTGGAATCGAAGATGCGCGCACTCGACGAGCTAGAAACGCAAGCGGCCAGCGATGGCAATGTCATTGCCGCAATCAAGGCGATCCAGCTGCAGATGGATATCCGCGGCGTAACATCGACACGCAGGCAGAAGGACGACAAGCCGGCAGAACACGACGACGAATATGCCAAGCTGTCGAAAGAGGAACGCATCGTTCGTCTAAAGGCGGCGCTGGCCGAGGAGATGGCGGTAGAGGACGGCAGCAATGGGATGCACTGATTGGCGCTGCGCCGACTGCGGTTGCTTAGACTACATACACAAGGCTGGCCACAGATGCGCCGACGGACCGCCGTTCAGGTTCACCAAGCTGGCGCGGGGGAAGGAGAAAACCATGATGATCAAAATTGCAGCGGTAACGGTAGACGATAAGCCAGGGTTCAACGCCAGCGCGCTCGACGACATGAGCGACATCCTCGGCCTGTCCGAGAGTGAGCCCGACAACGAGCCGCGCACGTTCGAGAAGTTGCTCAGACGTGTAGGCAAGCGCATCGACGACGCGCGGGCCGCGAACGTGAAGGGGATAGCGGATGATGACGCAAGGAGAAGCAACCATGAAAAAGCGCAAACCCAAAAAGCCTTGCTAGGCGGCGGGAAGTACACCGTCGAGGAGGTGTGGGCGCTCGCTGGCTCGGTGCTCGGCCAGGACGAGACCAGGGGGAAACGCTGATGGGCTATCGACTCAGGTTCTTCGCCGCGGCCGTGCTAGCGTCGCTGGCACGTAAGATCAACCGCGATGCGCTCAAGGCCGTGGCCGATGACGATTGGTGGTACTCATGAAACTCTCGCGCGTCTGGCTCGACTTCGACTTCACGCACCCTCTGCTCGACGGCTCTCGCTCCCAGCTGTCAGAGGACGACTGCGCAGAGATGGGTGCGGCCGGCATGCGCTACGACCCAGCGACGCACAGCCTCATCATTGGGGAGAACCTCCACGGCATCGCCTGGAGCCGGGTGATACAATGGGAGGCGCTGGACATCCAACTTGTGTGCGGCGATTGCTCGAAGACGTTCAAAACAGCCCAGGCCCTCGGCTCCCACAGGCAATTCTGCAAGGGCAAGAAAGAGACGGCAGCGTAATGCTGAAAGTTGGAGACGAATACGTTGCGTGTTTCGTTACCGGCGACAGCTTCTCCAATCCTGGGCGCCTAGTTCTGACAGCAACGGTGGCCGTCGAGGCGCTTGATGCTGGTGGCGCCTTGCTTAGGCTGAGGGACGAGGCCAACGCGCTATCGCTACGTGAGGCTGCCTACGAGGTGCGGATACCGGGCACATTCATCGCTGGTCAGATGACGGCGAAGTTGACCGGCAGCGTGCGTATCGAATGGTTTGTGCATCCGAAGGCGTCGCCTTGAAGTGGCCACTTGTCAGCAGACGGCGATTCGAGACGCTCAAGCGGTGCCTGACCGAGGCGCACCTGCGAGCAAAGCATCTCGAGGAGGTCTCGGAGGCGTGGCGCGCCACTGCGCTGGACGGTGAAGATCGATTCGAGATGCTGCGGCAGGCCGAGCACAACAGGCATTGGCGTCGGATGCGCAACGAGGGGATCGCGAGGTACCGTCTCGAGCGTGGATTGCGGGCGATAGGTCTGCCGCCGGAAGGGAAGAAGCGGCCGTGAGCGAGACGTGTGGAAACTGCGGCAGAGACGGCGGCGAGCTTATGGTCAATGGTCAAGGCGGCGACAGTTTCTACGCATGCGCTGTATGCCAGGCGTGCGAAACCTGCGGCGGCGCCGGCTGGTACTACGACGACTGCGGACGCTGCTCGGTCGGCTGTGAGGAGTGCGCCGAACGACAGCGTCATCAGCGGCTTTGAATGTCGACCGCAGCGCTGCTCAGGGCTCACGATCGCATGCGGCCACGGCGGCGCTGGCTCGATGGCCTCTTCCCGAAGCAACGTGAGTTTGTAGACGACCCCGCGAAGGAAAAGGCGGCGTTAAAGGGTCGGCGCGGAGGGGGGACGTGGGCGGGCGCCGTGGGGCTCTACGACAAGGCGCGCGAGGTGCGTTGCCAATGCCCCTACATCGCCCTGTCCGCGGTGCAGGCGAGGCGAATCATGTGGCCGGTCGTGAAGGAGGTAAACGACCGATATCGGCTCGGGATGAAGATGAACGACCACGAGCTGATCGCCGAGGTCCCAGAGACGGGCAGTCAGATCTTCCTCGTTGGGGGCGACGACATGCGCAAGGTCGAGGCGCTCCGCGGGGGCAAGTACGGCCGCGTGGTCATCGACGAGCCCGGCAGCTTCCCGAAGACGCTGCTTCGGTACATGTCCGACGACGTACTCGACGCGGCACTGCTCGACCTCGACGGGGACAAATGGCTCATCGGCTCCCCCAACGCGGCGTGCGTGGGGCACTTTCACGACCTTACCACCGGGAAAAACCCTGAGGTCCAGAAGATACCCACGTACCACTGGACGGTGCTGGATAACCCCTTCATCCCCCACGCCGCCGAGTGGCTGAAGCGCAAGCGGGAATCGAAGAAGTGGGCGGCCGATAACCCCGTCTACCTGCGCGAATACATGGCGCAGTGGATTCGGGACGTCTCGTCGCTGGTATTCCGGTTCGACCGGGCCCGCCACATGGTCAACGCCGTGCCTCAGGGGCTCGCTGGCGTCGTCGGCGTCGACTTGGGCAGCTCGGCCAAGGTTGAGTCGATGGCCTTCTCCACGCTCTTCTGGGAGCGGTACAGCAAGGTCGTTACCATCGCCCGGGCCACCAAGCACAAGGACATGGCGCCGAGCGATGGGGCCGATCACCTTCGCGCCCTGTTCGCTGAGTTCCCCGCGCTCCGCTACGCCGTCGTCGACGAAGGGGGGCTCGGCAAGGGCTACACGTCCGAGTGGAGGCGCCGACACAGCCTCGCCGTGGTCGCTGCGCAGAAGACAGAGCGAAACGCCTACATCGAGAACATGAACGACGCCTTTGACGACGATCTGATTAAACTCTACGAGCCGGACACCAGACCGCTCGTCGACGAGCTCGAGCTGGCCCAGTGGGACGAAGACCGCAAGGACATCGACGACCGGTTTCTCTGCCACAGCATCGATGCGAGTCTGTACGGCTGGCGCGATTGCCACGCCTGGGGGGAGCCGACCGCGCCGGCAGACAAGCCGCAGAAGGGTACGCCGGAGTACGACGACATGATCCGGCTGAAGGAGCGCGAGGAGTCGATGGCCCGCGTTCGCAAGGCCCGCGAGCAGAGGCTGCGGGCGTCAATGCACGGACGCTGGGCTCGGTGAGCAAGAAAGGACAGACACGAGAATGAACCCGGTACCACAGAACGAATGCGCGCGGTGCGGCAAACCCGCCCCCGGTGAGCTCGGCGGACGCGTCGCCATCATGTCACCAAAGCAGCAATTTACGTACAAGTTCACGTTCTGCGAGCCGTGCATGGACGTGCTGCACGCGAAGCTGGGAGAGCTCATCGGCAAGTTCTGCAATGAGGTGCAGCTACCGAAGCCAGCGCAACTTGCGCCGCCGACACCGCTCGCAGCGCCAGGCCGTCCTCACGGCTAAGACACGTTCAAACCAGCGGCGCCGAACGCGCGCCATGTGACCACCGCATAGGCAATGCATCGGGCGGCAGCATAGCCGACCCGTCGACGCTCGACACCCTCGTAGACCCTTAGCTCCTAGCCGCTCGTAGCGCCACGTAGTGTATGGCTCGTGGCACGCCGAATCGAGCCCAGCCTCTGGCACGAGCTCCGGGACGATAAGTGCGCCTCTGCTGTCACCGCGACGTGCCAGAGCCTCGACAAGACGCAGAGCCCTCGGCGCCTGCGCGTTGTCCGCAACCATTCGCTTTACGAAGGGCGCCCGCTAGCTGGGCTAGATCCCGCGGCGTACTTCACGCGTGACGAGCTCATTCACGAGGACTTCGAATCGCTACGGGTGAACCTCGCCCGGATGCTGGTCAACGCGGCGCACGCGAAGATCGCAGGCAAGCAGAAGCCAAAGACCCAATTCGTGGTCAATGACGGCGATTGGTCCACGAAGCGCAAGGCAAAGAAGATCGAGCGCATCAACGAGGGCATCATGCTCGCGCGCCAGGGCCCCTCCAGCGACGCGTGGGAGGAGTGCCTCAAGGCGCAGCTCTTCGCCATGGTCGGCGACTTGGGGGCCGTGAAGACCACCGCGAATGTGGCCGAGAAGCGGATCGACATCCGCGCCATTCCAGGCTGGCAGCTGCTCGTTGACCCCGTCGACGCCATGGGAGGGCAGCCGCTCTCTCTGTTCCACGTCTACCCCGCCGACAAGTTCAAGCTGGCCGACGAGTCGCCATCGAAGTTCAGGGACGGCATCATCGATTCGGCCGACCTATCCGATGAGCCCGGCTGGGCTGCCGTGTTTGGCCGCACGAGCGACGTATCGCGCGTGTGCCTCGTGCGTGAGGCTTGGCGGCTTCAGATCTCAGAACGCACCAAGGGACGGCACGCCATCATCGTCGGCAAAGAGGATCTCGCAGACGGGGAAGCCTACGAACGCGACTTCTTCCCCTTCGAGTTCTACGTGTGGGAGCAGTGGCTTCAAGGCATCTACGGCACCTCGATTGTCGATAACGTCTACCAGCTGACGATGGAGGCAAACGCCTCGATCGAGCGCATGAGCAACGCCGAGCGCGTCGGCTCCAATCAGATGGTCTTTATCGAGGAGGACACCGTCAAGAAAGAGGGCCTCGAAAGCAACATCGCGAAGACCATTGTGGAGTACCAGAAGGGCGCTCAGCCGCCGGTATTCAACACGCCGAACGCCATCAGCGCATCCACCGTCCAATGGTGGCAGCTGCTCATCAGCACGGGGCACGACGTTTCTGGCGTATCCGAGATGGCCGCAACGGGCGAAAAGCAGCCCGGGGTCAACTCCGGGACCGCAATGCGCACGCTTTCGCTCCTCGGCACCGAACGGTTTGCGGTCCAGTGGCAGGCCTACGAGCGCCGCACGGCAGTCGGTCAGGCGCGGCAGAACATGGCGTGTCTGCGCGAACTCATCGCCGAAGTGCCCGACTACAAGGTCAAGCTCCACGGCGGTGACATGCCGGAAGCGCTGAAGGCGTCCGACCTCATGCTCGACGAAGACATGTACGTTATCCAGCCATATCCGGTGAGCGGCGTAGTCAATACGCCTGCCGACCGGCAATCGCTTGGAGACGAACTCTATTCGCAGCAGATCATCGGCCCCACGGCGCGAGCGGAGATCTACAGGTCGAAGGACCCCGAAAGCGCCATCTCCGCCACGAACAAGTGGGAACAGCTCATCAGCAAATATATCGAGAGCTGGCTCGACGCGACGAAGGAATCCGAGCAGCGCGGGGCCGAGGGCGATCCGAAGGCGTTCAGGTACCGGCCCCCCATCAAGTGGATGCCGCTCGCCGACGTGATCGTGCAGGTCGCTCGAGCTTGGGCCGATGCCGAGATGGAGAACTGCCCCGACTATAACCAGCAATTCTTCGTCCGGTTCATGGGCGATTGCGATCGCTACATCGAAGACATGGCGGCAAAGCAGGCCGCGCAGCAAGCGGCAATGGCTCCGCCGCCGCAGGCAATGGGCGTGATGCCGCCAATGGCCCCGGCGCCGATGGGCGCGCCCGCGGGCGAGGTCCTACAATGAGGTACCGCCCCTACATGTTTCTGCTCTCGTTTCACCGGGCCGACTTCGACTTGGCCATGGCCGGCATCTGTCGCCGTTGGGGGCTCATCGGGAGATTGCACTATGGCTGAAGAGACGACCCAAGCGACTACGGCCGCGCCTGGAGCAGACACGGCAGCCGTTGCGGCGAAAGCTCAGGCCGCGAAGGACAAGGCGTCCGCCGAGAAGTGGGGCGCCGTCGCAGCCAAGTCGCTCGGCGTCGACACGGGCGCGGACACCGAGGCCGTCGAGGCGCCCGCGTCGGGCGAGAAGCCGCGCGGCAAGAATGGCCAGTTTCTGCCCGAGAAGGGCAAAGCGAAGGAGAAGACCGATGGCAAAAAGACCGAAGCCAAAGCCGCGCCCGAAGCCGCGGCCGCCGTATCAAAGCTAGGGGGCAAAGATGCCAAAGAGCCTGGGGGGAATGAAGCTGAAGGAGTGGGCGGAAAAGACCTACCAGGCGGCAAAGAAGGAGAGAGCGGAGAAGCTACTGCGGCCGGTGTCCCCGAGTTCTCTGGAGGACTCGGTAAAGCCAAGCGACTCGCCCGAGAAGGCGACATCGCCGGCGCGCTGAAGCTCATCGACCTGGATCTCGACAAGATTCCGGGCGGGGTGTGGGCGTCGCTGCGCAAGTTTCACCACGAAGAGAAGGCCAAGGTCCACAAGCGCGAGTCGGACGTTATCGCCGCGCACCAAAAGGTCCAGAGCGAGGCCCGCGAGCTCGTGGCGCAGCTGCGCCCGTTCGCAGAGGCAGACGCCGCGCTCAAGGCTGGCGACGAAGACCGCGTCTTCGAGATCATCTTCGGCAAGTCCGTCGACGAATGGCAGCGCGGGCGGCTGGCCAAGATGCACCGTGGCGACCTATCGAAGGACCCTGCCGTCTCCGACCTGACACGCCGCCTCGATGCTGAGCGCCTGGAGCGCCAGAAGCTCGAGAAGCGCCTCGAGGAGCGCGACCAGGCCGCCGCAGAGCGTGACCGCAAGGCCGCTGCCGACGCCGCCGGCGCCAAGTACCGCGATGACCTTACCGAGCGCATGGCTGGCAGCGGCGACGAGCGATTGGCCGCCGCCGCCGAGCACCCGTGGTTCATCAAGATGGTCCACGACGAGCGGCTGAAGCATTACCGCTACGACGAAACAACCGACACCGAGGATTGCATCTCCGAAGAGGAGGCGATCGAGGCGGTGTACGATCCCGAGCGGCTCACCGCTGCTCAGTGGAAACAACTCACCGGCGGGCTTGACCCGACCGTGGAACGTGACCCCAGCACGATAACTCGGGTGGCAACCGACCGTCGCGTGAACGACGTGAAGCGGGTCGCGAAAGCGCCCACCTCTCTCTCTCGTTCTGCGACTGTGGAGGCTGCGCCCGAACGCAGGCGGTCCGATAAGGAGTCGCTGGCCCATTGGTCAGGGATTGCCCAGAAGCTCGCCCAGCAAGGGAAGTAATCGCATAGCCGACACGGTCATTGGAGTTCCCAATGGTCGGATCAACGGTGGAAGCCCTCGCGGCTTTCTATAAAGAACGCTACATCGACGACAACGGGAAGGTGCCCGAGCTCCTTCTCAAAGACAACGTATTCCTCGACATCATCGGCACGTCTGAAGAGGGCGACGGTACCGGCAAGTACCTCGTGGCTCCCTTCGTCGACCAGCGCCCGCAAGGACACGCGGCAACTCGCGCGGCTGCTCAGGCTGGAGCTGCAACGGCCAATGGTGGCAATCTCAACGGCGACGCGTGGATCATCCCCTGGGGTGACTACAAGTCGAGCGTCTACATCGGCCACAAGGCGATGGTCCTGTCGAAGAACCGCATGGGCGCGTTCTTTCAAGACAGAGCCAAGGAAACCGACCTGCTCATCGAAGGCGTTGGCACGTACTTCGAGTCGCTGCTTCTCGGTGACGAGGGTCACTCGGTGTCACCCGGCGGATTCACCATCTCGACCGGCGTGTGCACGATGGTCAATAAGCAAGACATCGTCCACATCGAGAAGGGCATGCTACTTCAGGCGTCAGCCAACAACGGCACGCTCACGACGGATGCACTGCTAGGCTCGGGGTCGATCGGGTACGTCTTCGCGGTCAATCGCAACGCGGGAACGTTCACGGTGGCGACGTCCGATGCCCTCGCCGTGGCTCTCACGGCCGGCACGCCTTCGGGCTGGACGGGCACCATGTTCGCATTCCGCAATGCCGACTTCGGCGGAACGACCACGCCGAACTTCATCGTCAACACGCTAGGCGAATACGTTCCCCTGCTCGACCCGACGGACACGCTCAGCGGCGTGGATCGCTCTCTCGACCCGATGATGCGCGGCGGCGTGCGTCTGACGGCCGCAGAGGTGGCGGGGCTCGGCACGAGGGACCGTATCGTCAAACTGGTCACGCGGATGAAGTCTCGCGCCGGCTCGAAGCCGACGAAGATTCTCATTCACGATGAGCAGTGGGCGGGGCTCGCCAACGAGCTCGAGGCGCGCGGCATCAGAAACCTCGGGGAGCCGGCGAAGGCCGGAATCTTCTCCTTCCCGGCGCTCAAGATGTCGACCACCGCGGGGATGATCGAGGTGTTCTCCTCGAACAAGGTGCGGCCGGATACGTGCTGGGCCTTCAAGCCCGACGCGATCCACTTCCGCACGGCGAGCGGATTCCCCGAGACGATGGCGGGCGATGGCAACACCATCCTGCGCAAGTCGGAGGAGGACACGTACGAGCTGCGGCTTGTCGTGATCCCGGCCTTCTACGTCTACAACCCGAAGGAAGTGGGACGTTGCCCGCTTCTGATGACGGGGCTTTAACATGAGCCTCGCGGGAATGGTCAACGGGAAGGACCTTGGCCGCATCGGCACCACCGATACGGTCAAGTGGACCTGCGAGGTGCCCATCGGGGCATCAGGGGCCACGGGTACGCTCGTGTTCGGCCCCAACGGGATCGTCATCGCCAAGACGGGCACTGGCATCTACGGCATCACCGTGGCGCCTGTATGCCCTGCCGGGCGGGGACGGTGGCGCTTCGGAGTCTATTCGCCGCTGCTCACTGTCGACAACGCAGTGGTGACGGCGCAAGACAACGCGGCCGGCACGGCGACGATAACGACCGTCAAGGGCGGCGCAGCTGCGGAGCCAGCATCCGGAGACAAGATCTGGATCTACTTCGAAGGGGAGCCGCGCTGATGGGCCCCATGGGCAAGGCGCTGGGCATGGGCTCGAAACCCATGCTCGGCTCCGACGAAGAGGAAGGCGATTCCTACGAGTCGCCGATGGCGGAGGAAGAGGAGACGGCCAGCACGTTGCCTGCAGGCTTCGAAGCCGCCTTCGACGAATACACCGAGGCCCCATCGGCGCAGGGCCTCTACGACCTGATCGAGCTGTGCAAGTCCGGCGGCGACGACGAGAAGCCAGGCGGCCTTGCGCTGATTCTTGGCGGAAAGGGAAAGAAACCATGAGCCCTCGAGACATGGCGAGACGGGCGGACTATGTCCACCGGGTCGCCGTAGCGGCAATGACGACAGAGGAGCGCGAGGCGCACGAGGCAGAGCACCGCGCCGATGTCGCCAAGCAGAAGCGTTTCGCCGACGTGAGAGCCGGCGGGACCATCGGCAAGGCGCACGCTGCCAGCGAGGCACCGCCAGAAGTGCCGGCGGGCAACCCCTTCGTTGGGGCTCGGCGCGTGATCGAGGAGCACGAGGGTCCTGGCTTGGCGGTGGCTGTGCCGGCGAAGCGTAGTCATCACCGAAAGGACGAGTAGGGGCGATGGCGCGCGCGCGGACCTTGCTGCAGCTGCGGACCCGAATACGGGCCCTTGCAGACTGCGAGCCGGAGACGAACGCGCGCCATCCTACGTCGCAGCTCAACACGTGGATCAACGAGAGCTGGCAGGCGCTCCGCGCCATGGTCACCGACAAGGGAGATCTTCTCTACGTCAAGAACGTCTCGACGTCGACCGGCGTTGGCCCGGACACGGGCAAGTCCTACGGCCTCTTGGCGCTTCCGGTTACGGCGGTGCGGATTCACGCGATCGACATCACCGTCGCACCGAACGACGTGCGCGAGCTCACGCCGACGACGTTCAACGCACGCAACGAATATTCGGTCTACGGCGTCATTGCCGACGTGCCCATCCACTTCGCCGTCTTCAACATCGGCGAGGAGAGCGGCGCGACTGTTGGCAATGGATGGATCGCGCTCATGCCAGCGCCGGACAGGCCCTTCCCTGTGACAATCTATTACCTACCCGCGTGGACGGATGTCACCAACGATGCGTTCGTGTTCGACGGCTTCGAGGGGTGGGACGACTGGGTAGCGCACGACGTTGTCATGAAGTGCGCAGAGCGCGACAACGACATGCAAAACGTGGCGCAGATCGCCATGCAGATGAAGGCGGAATCCGAGAAGCGTGTGCTTTCGGCGTGCTCATCGATGCAGCGCGTAGCGCCGTCGTACGGGCGTGACACGGCGCGCTCGCAGCGCCGTGGCCGCTGGCGGGGGGAGTGGTAATGCCGTCCACCGACCCTAACAGACTTTCTGCCAAACTTGTCGAGCTCGGCGAGTACGGGAAGAGCACGGGGCGGGAGATCCGCGCGCTAGAGCGCAACGTGGCCGACGCAGTAAAGCGCATCACTGACTATTGCAACGACGTGCTGACCGCTGCGCTTGCGGTCGTAGGTGGGCGGTCGCCGCTGCTCGTCCTTGCGGCCAAGTCGGGCACGTTCGCGCTCCTCGGCGGTAGCAGCGTCATTCCCATCAACCTGGTCGACACTTCAGCCATCGCGAGCACGGTCACCCTGCCGCCTCTCGCCGCTGGGAGGAACGTCATCGTCAAAGACGCCACATTCAATGCTGCCGTCAACAGTGTCACCATCTCGCCTCCCGAGGCGCTGGCGAACATCGACGGGCAGCTTGTGCCGTACGTGCTCGCAACGAACAACGGCTCCGTATGGCTCACGTGCGACGGCACGGGATGGTGGTCGGTATAGCCATGCCCGAGGTCCACGTTCCGCTGGTCGCTGGGCTCCACGAGGAGACGGATGCGAAGCTTTTGCCGCAGGGTCGGCTCATCCGCGCCGAGAACGTGCGTTTCCAAAAAGAGGGACGCATCGTCCAGCGTAATGGTTTTGTCTTCCAGAATGAAGCGGCCGACATCGCGCTGGAAGCCGAAAACGTCATCGCGAGCGCGAACTACGAAGCGGACCGAACGCTGCACTTCGTTGCCCGCGACGTGGCGCTAGCCCCGGCCAAGTGGACGCAGCGAAAGCCGGGCGGCACGTACACGGAGCCTTCAGTAGCGAGCTGCCTATCTAGCCTCGAAGCGCCGCTGCGTACGGTGGCGACGCCAACGATTCGGTTCAGCGCCATCGCGTCGGACATGGCAATCAACAACGGCCACCTGTTCGTGGTGCACAACGACTACGACGCTATCAACAATACGGACGGCGCGCTCATGTTCTCCGTGTTCGCTCGAGCGACTATGCAGCTCGTGGCGTCGGGCGTGATCGTGCCATTCGGCGAGTCGGCGTCGTCGTACTTCAATCCGAAGTGCATCGCGCTAGGTACCGATGTGCTCGTCTTCTACCTGCAAGACGACGAGATCAAGCTCTGGGTGTTCGACACGCTCACGTTGACCGGCGCCGACGTGGCCTTCAGCACCCCGATCACGACGGTGGACCCTATCCCAGGGCACCACGCCTCCTTCGACATCTGCCCATACGATTCTACGCAGGTCGCGCTGTGTTTTGAGGGCATTGTCGGAGGCATATCGGTCGGCGTGTTCGCGCAGCGCGTCGCGGCCGACGGGACCAACGCCACGTTCTTGAGCTCGGTGGCCTTTGGCGTAGAACCGAAGCAGGTTGGGATCTGCCAGTTCGCTCCGGCCAATACGTCGTTTGGCATCGGCGTCATCACGGACGGAACCGTACTTTACGCCACGTATACCAATGGCGGCGCGATCGTTGGCTCCGTGCAGACCATCGACGCGTCGGGTGACGCTGCCGGGGCGCCGCTCATGGGCTCCACGAATGAGCTTAGCGTGATGATGACGTGGGCGCGCG